CCCTTGGGAACCTGCCGCGGGAGGTTCACACGGAGGTTCACACCGACAAGCCTCTGAATTCACGGGACTTTGTGAACCTCGCGAACCTTGTGAACCTTTTCCGGCATCATCCTTCGCATGTGCGTGCGCGCGCGTGTGCGTAAGGGTTGGGAGAGGTTCACAAGGTTCACAAGGTTCACATTTGCCAGCCCGATCAATGGCTTGATGGTGTGAACCTCGGTTTTGGAGGTTCACACACGCGCCCCGAGGTTCACACGCGCCGGGTCCTCGTGCGCCGGATTGCGGACGCGACGGCTGCTCGGAGACCTTCAGCTGCCACTTGACCGCCCGCCGAAACGTGCCCGCCTGCACCAGCCTGACGGTCAGATCGCCCACCCGGAACGCGCGGTCCCGCATCTTCTTGATGGCGATCCCGAAGCTGGTCTTCTGCGCGCGGTCCGTGTGGCCGGTGATCGGCGGAGCGGGATCGCAGAACAGGGCAACGTCGAAGAGGTCGGCCGCGCCCACCTCGGCGGTTCCGAACCGGTCCCACCAGGCGGCGATGAAGGCGCTCCAGCCCGCACCCTCGCTGTCGGAGGCCTCCATCATCTCGTCGAGATTGCCGAGGAAGCCGGGAATGCCCGCGACCTCGAGCACGCCGCCCACGACATGCGCCCAGTTCTCGAAGGAGCCGATGGTGCGCGCGCCGCGCGGCTTTCCGGCGGCGATCCAGGCCTGGCAGAGCGTGAGGCAGGCGGCGACCAGCCGGGGGCGGTTCGCACGCACCCATGTCATCAGATCGGGATGGCGGAAGCCGGTGCGCTGCCACGGGCGCTCCTCGTGAGGGTCGAGCCGGATGCGCAGGAGGCGGCGCGCCATCTCGTTGGAGAACTCGGGGTTGTTCCCGGTGGCGATCCAGAGGCAGCGGATCGGCAGCCGCGCCATTTCCGATGCGCCGAGGATCCGGTCCTCCCAGAACGGCGCGGTCAGCGCGGCCGCGACGGCGGAGCTGTCCAGCTTGGCCCGCAGGTTGTCGATCAGCACGATGGTGGGGATCTGGCGCAGCTTGGCGGTGACGCGCTTGCGCCATTCGTCGTCGTCGCCCCCCTCGGTCATGACGCTTGCGCCCGAGCCGGTAAGGATGGTGGCGACGGCATCGACCATCAGCGTGGCGCCGGAGCCGGGGCTGGGCTTCTCGATCAGGTGCAGCGGCGTCGGCCCGTCGATCATACCCCGCAGGAAGCCGAGCAGCAGCAGCGCGATCACATGCGCCATCTCGGCGGGACCGACGAACGGGAAGTCGCCGAGCAGATCCTCGCAGAGCAGATTGCGGGCGGCGGCAACCTCGGCGGTTGACGGCTTGGCCGGAATGGTCGGCACCACGAACCCGGGTGTCGGGGCATAGAGAAGCCGCGCGTCGGGATGATATCCCGGAGTAGTCAGCAGCGTGCCGCCGCGCCCGAACACGGGCGTGTTGACGATGCCCACCAGCACGGGCAGCGCGGGGTCTGGTGTGGCCAGCACGGATTTGACCACGGCGATCGGCGGCGGAGCCGCGACCAGCTCTCCCTTGCCGTTCAGCTTCTTCCAATGCGCCAGCCGCGCAAGCATGTGACGCAGCCGTTCCTCGGTGATCGCGGTGGCGACCGGACGGCCCTCGTCGTCGGGCACCACCCATGTCGGCTGCCCGGCGAAACGGAACACCCATGGCGTCCGGTTCGAGGCCATCAGCAGGCTCCAGACCCGCTCGACCGAGCGGGCCAGATCGCCTTCGTCGGCGCGCAAGGTGGGGATGGCCTTGCCACTGCCCTGATAGTTGACCGGCCGGTGCTGCCCGATCAGCAGCGTGGGCTCGGCCTCGGTGATTGCCCCCGCATCGGCGATCAGGGCGGCGACAGCCTCGGACCCTTCGCGCAGCAGCAGGTCGTTGAAATCCTCGCCTTCCTCGGGCGGCAAGACGACGGCCACGTCGCGCCCTTGCGCGCGCATGCGCCGGGCGGCGGCCTCGGCGGCCCGCAGACCGGCCCCGGAGGTGTCGTTGTCGGCCAGGATCAGGACGCGCCGGACGCCAGGCGGCAGATCGACCTGTTCGAGGCCCGATGTCGACAACGTCGCCCAGACCGGCAAATCGGGGCATGCGGTCATCACCGCGAGGCCGGTCTCGATGCCTTCGGAAAGCGCAAGCCGATCGCCGTCGCCGAGATCGGCGAGACGCACCGCGCCACCAGCCACTCGGCCAAGCATCTTCTTTGCCTTGTCGAGCGGCGCCTTGGTGACCGCCACCTCATCGGTGGCGAGGTAGCTGCGGTGCAGGCCGATGACCGCGCCATCGCGGTCGCGGACCTGTCCAAGCATGGCCGGATAGCCGGTCTTCGTCTCCCAATGGGTCAGGTCAGGGTGAAACAGCAGATCGGCGGCCTCGGGCACCATCAGGCCGCGTCCGGTCAGATACCGCGCGACCGGAGAGCCGGTGATCGTCTGCGCACCCGTCAGGATATGCGCGATCTCCAGCGCGGGATCGCGCTTCAATGGGGGCGGTGTCGGCGGTGCGCGGCGTTCCGGTGCGCCTGGCGCAATGCCCGCAAGTTCTGCTGCCTTGACGATCAGCGCTCGGCCGTCGAGACCGGTCGCTTCCTCGATGGCGCTGATCGGGCCGCCGCCCTGATTGCCGTCGAAGTCGATCCAGTCTCCGGCGTGCGCACCGCGCAGGGTGATGACACAGGAGCCGGCATTGCGCGGCGCGTCGCCCCGGATGTTGGCGAGCCGCCACTCGTCGCCCGACCTGCGCCCGCGCGGAAACAGGCGTGACACCCATATCTCGGCGGTCTCGCGAAGGCGCGCCACCACCAGATCGAGATCGTAGCGCAGAGGCTCGCCGCCGAGCGGTTTGGCGTCGTTGAGGTCAAGCAAGGATCACCAGACCTTTCTCGGCCCGCGTGATCGCGGTGTAGAGCCAGCGGTTGCGGTCGGCGGCGGTGCGCCCGAAACCGTCGTCGAACACGACGACGTTCTCCCATTGCGAGCCCTGCGACTTGTGACAGGTGATGGCGTAGCCCCAGCTGGACTCGATCAGCCCGCGCCGGATCTGCCATTCACGCCGCCCGCGCTCTGGGTCGTAGGCGACATGATCGGCATACTCGCCGCGCCAGAAGCTCTGTCGCCCACCGAGGCTCACCCCGTCCTCGGTCTCGACCATGGCGCTGAAGGCGAAGGCGTCGTCCGGATCCTGCCGCACCTCGGTGAGTGTCAGGAACATGCCGTTGATCAGCCCGAGATCGTGGCGGTTCTTGAGGCAGATGATCTTCTCGCCGTGGCCTGTCGGATAATCGGCGCCGAACCCGGCCGCGCGTTTCATGGCGATGTTCAGCCAGCGCCGCGTCGCGTTGGTGCCGCAGATCACCTGGCCGCCCTGCAGCATCTGCGCGGGACCGACCTCGTTGCGGGACATCTTCCAGACATGGTCGTCATGCGCGCCGGGTGGGATCGGCAGCCCCTCGCGGGCCAGCGTCGCGAGCCGCAGGATGGCGCTGTCGCCTGCCTGGCGGTGCACCTCGGTCAGCATCACGTCCGGGGCGGTCTCGGTGAAAAAGCCTGTGTCCTTGACGGGCGGCAGCTGCCCCGGATCGCCCAGCACGAGGATCGGCTTGCCAAAGGCCATGAGATCGTGGGCCATCTCCTTGCCCACCATCGACACCTCGTCGAGCACCAGAAGGTCCGCGTCGCGCAGGATCGACTGCTCGTTGATCAGGAACTTCGGCTGGTGGATGTCCTCGAGGCGCAGTTCGAGCTGGGCGATGCGCGTCATTGCGAAACCACGCTCGGCCGGACCCATGCGCGGCAGGTCGCGCCGCAGCGCCGCCAGATCCTCGGTCGCGCGCGCGATCTCTTCGGGCGTCGCCTCTGAGACGCGGTAGATCAGGCTGTGGATGGTCTGCGCGGGCGTGCCCTTGCGCGTCATGACGAGCGCCGCCTTGCCGGTGAAGGCGGCGAAAAGCACGCCGCCAAGACCGCCCGGGGTCATCGGCTCAAGCCCCAAAGCCTCGACCGCCATGGCGGTGATCGTGGTCTTGCCGGTCCCGGCATAGCCGAACAGGCGGAAGATCTGCTGCTCGTGCCGCCGTGTCTCGTACCAGTCGCGGATCGCGGCGATGGCGCGGCCTTGGGTATCAGAAAGGGTGATAGTCATGCCCGGTCCTCCCAGCAACGCGTCGCGAAGGGGCAGAACCGGCAGATGAAGAAGTCGGGACTGGTCGCGATGCGGGGCAACAGATCGCCCGCGTCCGCGGCGCGCAGCACGTCGACCGCCTTGTCCGACAGCGCCTGCGCGGCGGCCGGATCGAACAGCACATGCTCGTGGTAGAGCTCGCAGGTGTCCTTGTTCAGCGCGGTGAAAAGCGCGGACCCGAGGCCCAAATAGGCCATGTAGATCTGCATCTGGCCGAAATAGACCGGCTTCGAGAGCTGCACGCCTTTTTTCGCGGTGTCCGACCAGGCCGAGGCTTTCAGCGCCTTGTGCTCCCAGAGCACCGGCCAGGCGAGGCCGATCTCCGGGCCGCCGATGATCACGCCGTCAACGTGGCCGCGTATGCGTCCGCCCGCCGTCTCGAAACCGAACTGGCCACCCGCTTGCGTCTGCGTGCGCAGATCGAATCCGGCCTGCCGGAGCCAGCGGATCGCCAGATCCTCGAAGACATGGCCGGCCGCGAAGATGCGAAGAACGCGCCCCTCGAAATCCTTGCCCGGATCGGGCGGCGTGTGGGTGACCTCATAGACCAGCCGCCGCGCGCAGGGTTCGCCGATCCGGCTGGCGCCCAGATAGTCGCGCGGGCGCTGGCCCTCGCGTTCGGCCTCCAGCGCTGCATCGATGCGGCCGTTGATCCGCGCGCCGAGGGGTTCGGGATCCGAGGCGTCGCGCCCATAGACGAAGCCGGAGCTGTGGTTCAGATCGATCATGGGCGTAGGGCCTTCTTCTTCTGGCGCTTTGTCCAGGCGCTCTGGTCACCGGCCCGGCTTTTGCAGTATTCGACAAAGTCGGGAGCGTTCAGGTTCTCCTTCTGAGTTCCCCACTTCAGATTGTCGGGACGGTTGTTTGCCGCGTTTTCGTCGAGATGCATGACCAATGCTCCCTCGAAGGGCGCCGGGCCATGGAAAGCCTCCGCGATCAGCCGGTGCACCTTGTAGGTCTTGCGCTTCACCGGGACGCAGAACCGACCGTCCGTCTTGTTCCACACCCCGAAGTGCGGCTTGCCGCTATTGGGTCTCACGCCGCCGCTCGGCATCGGGTAGCGGTACGGGGTGACCATGACCCGCCCTTCGCTACCAACGAAGATGCCGGGAACGCTGGGGACGTCGCGCCAGATTTCGCCTGAACTCATCTCCTGCTCTCCACTATCAAAAAGGAATTTCGCCGGCGTCGGACTGGCGCTGCATCGAGGCCTGAAAGCCGTCGACGCAGGCCTCGATCACGCGGTCGATGTCCGCGGCCGGGCGGTCGAAGAAGGGCGCCATCAGGCCCATCTCCGTCAGCGCCTCGGCGAGCATCCTGCGAGCCTCCACGATGGCGCGCGTCTCCATGTCGGTCTTGTCGATCATGCCGTGGTTCCTTTTGGCGTTGGCCGAGCCCGCCATCAGGCAAGCCATCGAGCAGAAGCGGTAATGAGGGTGACGGTCCCAGCGCAGGCCGTGGCAGTAGCCGAAGCCCCGGGCCTCGCGACCGCAGTGAGCGCAGGGCACGCGCCGGGCGAGGTCCGCGCGCGAAGGAGGGCTCCGCCCGTTCGCGGCTGAAACGCTCCCCCGGAGCCTTTCCGAGACGCCACTCACCCCATGATCAGCAGATCCAGCGCGTCGCGCTCCTCCTTGTCCGGGGCGGCGGTCCGGCGCTCGGAGGACAGCACGATGAACCGGCTGATGGCGCTCATTGCCATGCATTCCAGATCGCGCCGGGTCAGGCTGGCGATGGGGCGGTCGAGACGCCCGCGCGCCTCGAGCCAGCGTCCCATCGCCAGTGCCGCCTCCGTGGTGACATGCGCCTGCCATTCGTCCGGGCTCACGGGTTCAGCCAGGCCGGGCCGTTGCCGGGTTTGGCGGCGGGCGGGGTCTGGGTGGCGGGCTGGGCGGGAGCCGACGGCGCGCCCCAGGCAGGCGCCGCCGGCGCGGAGGCCGACTGCGGCTGGCCCCATGCCGGGGTCGCGGGCTGCGCGGCGGCGGCGGCGGGCCGCGGCTTGTTCGACGGCTGGGCGGGCACGGGCTCGCCTGCCATCACCTTCTGCCATTCGGGCGCGGTGGGTAGCACGACATGGTCGAGCTTGTTGGCGTCCTTGTAGGCGGGGTTGCGGCTCGGCTCGATCTGGATCTTGGCCACGAAGCTGATGCCGTCGAGATCGGCAAGCCCGCGCAGCACCCGCTTGGCCTTAGCGGCGTCGCTAATGTCCTCGGGGTTTATACCCAGCGCGCTGTCGATCATCGCGCGGAAGGTTGATTTCGAAATCTTCCAGCCGATCGACTGGCCCTGCTCGTCGAGCTTGCCGCCCTGCACGGTGAAGTTCTGCCAGAACTTGCGCCGGACATGCGGGCCCTCGGCAACGGTGAACTCGGCGTCGAGCATCAGCACGTCGCTGCCGGGCTGGTTGGAGGCCTTGAGCAGCCCTCGATCCGCATCGCTCGACCCGTCGGTACCGCCCTTGCGCAGCGTCATCACCACCTTGGCGAAGGTGCCGTCGGGGATCAGGTCGCCGGACTGCTGCGGCTCCACGTCGTTCATGTCGAAAGTCATGTCGTTATCCTTTCCAGGGTTGATTGATCTTGGTGAGGAGCGCGCCGAGATCGGGCGGCTCGGTCAGGTCGAGCCTGCCGCTGCGGTCCTTGGCCGGCAGGCCGAATGGATTGCCGGATTGGCAGACAAGGCGGCGCGCGCCGCCCTTGTCGGGATCGTGCCGCCAGGTCGGGGGCGCATCGGGGCCCGCACCGGGATCCTGCGTGAACAGGCTCATGGTCAGCACTTGGTCGACGATGCCGGGGAGTTCGCGGGCGACCTTTCCGCCATCCATCTGCGGCTGCCAGGTCACCCGGTTCATGTCGTCGACGACCTTCTCGAGGATGCCGACGAAGACGACGGTGCGGCCGGGCGCATGCTGCAGATGCTTCAGAAGACCGATGACTTCGCGCGCCAGAAGTCCGTAGGCGCCGCGCGTGTCCAACTTGCCGGTGCGTTCCGACAGCGCCTCGGGCCGGGTCTTGGCCCATGCCATGGCCTGGCGCGTCAGGTCGGTAATGCTGTCGACAAAGATGATGCGCTTGGTATCGATCTTTTCGGCCAGCTCGGGATGCTGCGCCCGCAGATGCGCATGGTGCGCCTCCGAGAAATGCTCCTCGGGTTGGGCGGCCGGGTTCGCGCCGCCGATCAGGCAGGCGATGTCGACCGCGTCGGAAAAGCGCCGGATCGGGATGCTGTCGCCCGGCCAGTCCTGAACGGACTTGAGACCCGCCTCCAGGTCGATGCAGAGCGTCTCGGCGGGCGGCAGGGTCTTCAGCAGCGTGGTCTTACCCGCGCCGCTCGGCCCGAACAGCGCCATGGTGGTCTTGCCCTGCGCCTCCCGCAGCCGGTCGTCGGCGGAGATGATGCGCAGGCTCATTGATCGCCCCCCTGCGGGACGATCTCGATCTTCAGCGTGCCGGGCCGGACGGTGCGCGCGGGCTCGAAACCAGCGCGGATGGCATCGGGCCAGGCGACGTATTTGCCCTCGGGCCCCTTGAAGGCGATGTCGACATACTGCGCGGGATCGTCGCCTGCGGCGCGGATGCGCTCGACCATGGCGGCGAGGCGATCCTGATCCCAATCGACCCGTTTCGGCAGATCGGCGACCACGGTGAAATCCCCGTCGTCGAAGCGGATCGTGCCGGTGTCCGTGCCACAGGCACTACGGGCCTCGGCGGCGCGGGTGGCGTAGCGGACCGTCAGCGCGCCATCGAGGCGGGCCTTCGCGGCCTTGTCGCGCTTGATGCGCTCCTCGACGTCGCGTTGCAGGATGGCCAGCAGTTCGACGGGCAGCTGGGCGATTTCCTGCAGTTCGAGGCCCGGCAGGTCGTCGACGGTGGCGTAAGGGCACATGCGGCACTCGAAGTGATTGCGGTCCCTGGCGATGCGCGGCAGCAAGTCGCCCGCATCGGTGGCGCTGAGGATGCGCATGGCACGGTCGCTCATGCGCTGGGCGAGTTCGGCGTTGAACGGCACCAGTTCGTGATGGAGTTCGGCCGTGTCCTTGTTGATGGCGCGGCCGGCGATCACGTCGCCGACGATCTCGGCGACAACGTCATTCAGACGCATGGTTCCCATGATGGGCCTCCTGTTCGTAAAGGGTGCTGAATCCGGTGAGCCAGGCCGCCGCACGGCGAATCGGCACGGTGTCGATGGCGTGGCGCGACGCCGGCGGGATGCGGCGCACGGCTTCGGCTGCATCGGGCTGTTCGCCGATGAGTTCGACGATCTCGTCGATCCGCGCACAGATCGCCCGGTCCTCGAGTGTGCCGAAGACCGCGACCTGGTGGGCCCGCTCCTCGGGGCTCAGCGGCGATGCCTTCTCCGCCTCGAGACGCTGGACACTTTCCTGCGTGCGCCTGAGCCGATCGATCGACCGCTCCAGCCGTGCCTCGGCTGCACGTCGTAGCGCTGCCCGCGTCGGCTCCTCGCCCCGTTCAAGCCGCTCATCGAGGGTGCGACGCACGAGACCGGGGTCGGCCGCCTCCGCATCGCGGATGATGCGGGCGTCGTGGATCTGTTCGCGGCGGTTCAGTCCGAGATCGGCGGCGGTTGCAGCAACGTCGTTCGCATCGCGAACGAGGTCAGTCCTCGCGCCCTGTTGCCCCACATCACCCTGTGCCTGCGCCGTGTCATATTCATCAGCCATTCGGCGCTTGGCGGCTGCCTCGATTTCAAGTGCATGGGCCTGCGCGCGGTGGGCGGCCGCGATCAGATCATCATGCGCGGCTTTGGCACGAGTCAGTCGGGCGGCACGCTTGGCGGCGTCATAGGCCAGCCCTGCGAATTCGCGCGCCTCCAGCACCTCGGCCGCCGTCTTGGCGCTTGACAGCATGCTGGCTGCGCGTTCGACCAAGCCCGGCAGACCTTCAATGGTATGGTTGGTGGATCCCAGCGCTGTCATTGCGCGGCCTCGTTCTGCGCGTGCATTAGCTTCAGCGTGCCGGACCGGACGGTGCGGGTGGGCCCGAAGCCTTCGCGGATCGCCTCAGGCCCGGCAGCGGACAGGTTGATCAGGCTATCGAAATCAGGCTTGTTCTCTGGAAATGGCATCTTTGGCTCCTTGATCATCGGCTGATCACGTTCGGGCCGTCGGCGTCCGTGTCGCTGGCGGCGTAGATGGCCAAGAGCGGTGTGCCATCTGCATGCGAGCCTGCGTCCTCGACGCGGTAGGCCCGGTGGTGTTTCAAAAGTTCGGAAAGCTCCCAACGGCGGTAGAGGCCAGGGATCCTGACCATCTCTTCGATCGGGACTGGCTGTGTTTCCTGCATGGTCTGTCCTCGTGCATCGCTGACCGGCGCGGCGCGCGCCGATCATTTGGGAAAAGCCACCGGCGGGGCCGGATCGGGACATCGGTTCAGGGGATTTCGTGGAGGGCGTCGCGCAGCTTGCGCATGGCGCGCTGGTAACGCTTGCGGGCGGCGGCCTCGGTCAGCTCCAGTTCGGCGGCGACCTCGGCTTGGGAGAAGCCCTCGACCGCCACGCGGATCACCAGCAGGGCGTCATCGCCGAGCAGTTTCCGCACGGCGCTGTTCAGCCATGCGTACCCGTCGGCGCCGATCCCGCTGTCGCCGCTGTCCTCGAACTCGTCGGGATCGGCGCCGCTGGCGAGATGTTCGCGCGCCTGTTCGCGCTGGCGCACGCGGATCATGTCACGCTCGACGTTGCGCAGCACCGTGGCTGCGATCCAGTTGACCCGCCCGAGATCGAGGCCGCATACCGCCTCGGTGGTGCGCCCCAGAACGTCGGACGCGACCTCGTCGGCGGTGCCGATCCTGCGCCAGATCGACCGGCGCCGGATGGCGTCGAGGCCAGGCCAGAGCGCCAGCAACAGCACCGTCAGGGCGCAGTCAGACGCGGGCCCGTCGCCCTGCGCCGCCCCGACCAGCGCGGCGAGTATCACGTTCTTCCGGGCCGGATCGCCGGTCGTGCGATGCAGCCCGTCCAGCAGGGCCGCCGGATCCCGGAACGGCGTGAGGGGGGCCTGCGCACGCCGGACGGCGTCGAAACTGCGCTGGAAGTGAAGGTTCGTGGATGAATGCATGAGGTGATCACGGATCTCGTGCCACGCGAAGGACATCGGACGCCTGCCTTGCGGCCAGGCGTCCAGCGCCTTCTCGTGGCCAGGTCAGGACGTCGCGCGTCTCTTGGGTTCAGAGGGTTCGGTGGGGGCGCGCGTTGCCGCGCGCTTAAGGCTTGTTCGTCACGTTCAGCGACCCACAGCCGGGACAGGTCGCAAGCACCGGAAACCCGACGACATAGTCGAGCGGCTGCCGGCGGATCTGCATCTGACTGCCGTTGGTCTTGCCGAGGAGCCTTCCGCAGTCATGGCACCGCCACTCCTTCGTGAATTCGGCGTCCATGGCGCCGCTTCCGCCGCCAAAGGGGCGGCGCGACCGATCAATCTTGTGTTTGGAATGTTGGTTCATTCGGCGCCTTTCTTCTTGGCCTTCGAAAATCTGGACGTGCGGGATCGTTCGAAGCAGCGCATCTGGCTGCTGCGTCGGTAGGTCTTCGGTTTGACTGGATCAGTCGGGCTTAGCTGGAGCCGACTTTGTCAGCCCGGGTCTTCTTCTGGGGACGCCAGCCGGGGGAGGCAGCAGCCTTTCTGATCTTCTGAGCCTGTTCGCGCGCCTCACGGAACTCGGGTTCGATTTCGGCAAGCTTGTCCACGAGGCCTTGCAGGTCGTAGATGTTGGTCTGCCGCCCACCGTGCTCGCCGTAGCGTTCCTGCCGGCGCAGGAGCCCCTCTTTTTCCAAGTCGGTAATGTACCGCTGAACCTGTCGCTCGCTGATGCCCAGGCGGGAGGAAAGCTCTCTCTTGCTGGGATACGGCTTGCGAGCGGCGTCCCACCAATGATCGATGATCTGAAGCAGGACTGCGAGCTGAGACGGATTCAGGTGAAGCCGACGTTGCGCGCGCAGCAGCAGCGACGGGATCATGCAGAAACCCTGCTCCATAACCTTCGCGCCCCACTTGTCCGCGTTCGAGGACTGCCGCGGCTTCTTGGGCGATGTGGTCGTTTCCGATTGAATCTGTTCGGTCATTCGTGTTCTCCTTGAGCCATAGATGCAGCTGCAGACCGCTCGGCACAAGCTCTCTAAAGCGGACATATTTGTCTTGGGGCAGAAGACGCATTCATCTCCCCGGGACAAGTCGCCAGCGTCTCCTGATAAAGACGTTATGTACGCAGTAGAACGAGAAGGGGCATAACAAGCATACGGAACCCCGGGTCAAAAATGACTATGGGGCACCCTCTCAGATCAGCATAATCGGCTACGTTTCCCGGTCTCAGGCTCTTTTGACGGCAGCTGTCCCGATCAGGCCGACCACTTGGCTTTTTTCTCTCAGAACGCGCTGCAGCAAAGCGCCGGATGACGGAGACCAAGTTGAAACGCCCCAATCCGCTTTCGCCCGACCAGATGACGCCAGCAGAGCGCCGCGCCGAGCTGTGTGGTCTGCTGGCCCTTGGGCTCGTCCGCCTGCGGATGCGGGAAACGGGCCAAGTATCTGACGATACTGGACAAGTTTGCCTACACTATCCGCCCGACCAATGCCGTCATGCAACTCCAACTCGCAGGAAAATTGCATGAACAACCCCGATCCCATCCCCGCACGCGTGGCCACGCTGAAAACCACGCCGACGCTCGACCTGAAGCAACAGTGGCGCGAGCTATTCGACAGCGAGCCGCCGCCCTTCAACCGGCAGTATCTGGTAACCCGCCTCGCTTACCGCATCCAGGAACTGGCCTATGGCGGGTTGAAACCCGAGACCATCCGGCGTCTGGAACGGCTCGGCGAGGAACTGGACGGCGGCGACAAGAGGAAGCGCGGCATCCGCGTCGATCTCGACCGCCCGATCACCGGCACGCGGCTGCTGCGCGAGTGGCAGGGCGTCGAACAGATCGTCACCGTCACCGCCGTCGGATACGAATGGCGGGGCCGCCCCTACAAGTCGCTGTCCGCCATCGCCCGCGCCATTACGGGCACGCGCTGGAACGGGTGGACCTTCTTCGGGCTCAAGAACCACAGGGGGCGGAGATGACGGCGCCGCCAGAAAAATCGAAAGTCGTCCGGAAGCTGCGTTGCGCGGTCTACACCCGGAAATCCTCCGAGGAAGGGCTGGAACAGGAATTCAACAGCCTGCATGCCCAGCGTGAGGCATGCGAGGCATACATCGCCAGCCAGCGCTCCGAGGGCTGGGTGCTGGTCCGCGATCAGTATGACGACGGGGGCATCTCGGGCGGCACTTTGGAACGTCCCGGATTGAAGCGACTGCTGGAGGACATCGAGGACGGGTTGGTCGATGTGGTAGTGGTCTACAAGATCGACCGCCTCAGCCGGTCGCTGGCCGACTTCGCCAAGCTGGTCGAGGTGTTCGACCGGAACGGCGTGACCTTCGTCTCGGTCACGCAGTCGTTCAACACCACCACATCGATGGGGCGGCTGACGCTGAACATCCTGCTGAGTTTCGCGCAGTTCGAGCGCGAGGTCACGGCCGAGCGCATCCGCGACAAGGTCGCCGCCAGCCGGAAGAAGGGAATGTGGATGGGCGGGGTGCCGCCCTTCGGCTACCGGGTCGAGAACCGAAAGCTGGTGGTCGACGAAGGAGCCGCCGCGCATGTGCGCTGGATCTTCGCCCGCTTCCTCGAGATCGGGTCCTGCACGGTGCTGGCACGCGAGGTCGGTGCGCGTGGCCTTGGCACGCAGCGCGGCAACCGGATCGACAAGAAGTACCTCTACCGGTTGCTGAACAACCGCGCCTATATCGGCGAGGCCGTGCACAAGGGTGACAGCTATCCCGGCGAGCACGACGCCATCATCGACCGCGAGACGTGGGACCGTGTCCATGCGATCCTGCAGGAGAGCCCCCGCAAGCGCGCCGCGCGCACGCGCGCCGACACGCCCGCGCTGCTGAAGGGGCTGCTGTTCGGTCCCGATGGCGCGGCGTTCTCACCGACGCATACCCGCAAGGGCGATAGGCTCTACCGCTACTATGTGAGCCAGACCGTGCTGAAGCACGGTGCCGGCTCGTGCCCGGTGGGTCGTGTCCCCGCGGGCGAGATCGAGGCCGCCGTCATTGACCAGCTCCGCGCCGTGTTCCGCCAGCCGGAGGTGGTCGCGGGGACGTGGAAGGCGGCGCGCGTCCATGCTGACGACATCACCGAGGCCGACGCGCGTGCGGCGCTCCGACAACTCGATCCGCTGTGGGATGAACTCTTTCCGGCCGAGCAGGCGCGCATCGTCGCGCTGCTGATCGAGCGAGTCGAGATCGGAGCCGATCGGCTGGACGTCAGGTTGCGCCTTAACGGCCTCGGCGGCCTCGCGAGCGAGATGCTGGACGGCCGCATCGGAAAAGCGGCGTGACCACCGTGGCGCCGATCCTCGACACGGTGACGCTCCACGTCCCGTTCCGCATCGTGAAGCGCGGCGGGCGGAAGGAGATACAATTGCCAGATGGCGCCGCGCAGCCGAGGCGGACGGACAATACGCTGGTCAAGGCGCTTGCCCGAGCCTTTCGCTGGAAGCGGATGCTGGAGTCGGGTGAGTTTGCCACGATTTCTGAATTGGCTGAGCGGGAGGGAATCGCCTTCACCTACATGGCACGGTTGATGCGACTGTCGTTGCTGGCTCCGGAACTGGTGGAGGCCATCATCGACGGACGCCAGATCGAGAGGGTCACGCTCGCGAATCTGATGGATCCTTTACCGCACAGCTGGGAGGAACAGCGCGCACTCTGGACTGCCGAATCTGCATCCGACTGAATCAAGGCGCGCAAAAAAGCGACTCCCGCAACAGGCTAGTGTAAATCAATCTAGTCCTGTGACTTCGCGCTCAGTATGCGTCGCGAACCACACCGCCGTCGTTGAGCCGGCAGAATAGAGCTGTTTTTCGGCCAAAACGCGACAGAGTTGTTCGATCCCGGTTCCGTCTCGATAGCGCCCCTGGGATCGAAGTGTTGAGGTCAGCCCTCTATTTATTCCTAAATGTCGGAGGGTTACAGGCTCTACACCAAAATCGAGCAGTCGAGAGGGTCGGAGAATATCTGCCCTGAGAGAACGCTTGCGGGCCACCCGGCGCCACTCCCAGTGCTCAGCTCTTCGCGCATAACCCTCTAAAACAACGCAGAAATCCGGCCGCAGCCGGATGGGGAGAACGCTTTCGAGGGGGCAAGTGGCGGAGGGAGTGGCACTGGCATCCAACTCTCTCGGCGGGATGAAGCGAAGCGCTTGGTATGGTTGCGGGAAGCGAGGATCTTGGGCGTTTCCGCTGGCTTGCGCAGGAGCCCGCCAGGCAGAGA